AGGCTAAAAATGTCGAAAAACCCAGCAGATTTTGTCGGCATGTTGTTTTTGGCGCGCGACGTTACGCACTCGGTGCATCTTAACACGCGTAGCTATGCAAAACACAAAGCACTGCAAAAATTCTACGAAAATATCGTTGATTTGGCTGATACTTTTACGGAAACCTATCAAGGACGTCACGGTTTGATTGGCGGTATTTCGTTGCAGTCAGCTAAAAAAACCAACAACGTAACCGAGTTTTTGGCCGATCAGTTGGCCGAAATTGAAGACTGCCGCGACGAGGTTGTTGACGCCAAAGATACCGCGTTGCAGAACATCATCGACGAAATTGTAGCCCTCTATCTTCAGACCTTGTATAAGTTGCGTTTTCTGTCATAATGCAGCCCTTGAATGAAAAAGGTTTATCATGGAACTTTTAGACACATGCGCGGACACATCATTTCCGGCTAGAACAGTGTCCTACACGGGCACTGCCGGTTCAACGGGAACATGGCCTGCTGGACCGCAGGGCGTGCTGATTTGGTGCACCTCCGACGCCTATGTAACCATTGGCGAAGGCGCGACCGCCACTACGGCGTCTATCCCGCTGCCCGCCAACACGCCGGTTCCGTTTACCGTTCCACTTACCGTAAGTGGTGCTTGGCGCGTCAGCGCCATCCAGATTAGTGCTGGGGGCACCCTTTACGCCAAACCAATGAACATCCGATGAGCTTCGGCGGTTCGATTAGAAATGGGTTGGCTATCGGTCTTAGGACCATAGCTACGTTGTCAGGGGCCGTTGCTGCGGCGATACCGCCGGTAGTAGGCGTATTCCTTGCAACCGAAAGTCTTGTAATATTGGCTACCGAAAGTGGTGATCAACTGTTGGTGGAGCCAATCGTCTAACCGCACTAGCGCGGACAGCTAGGGACTTGAAAGGGTCAAAAAATGGAAGATGTGTTAGCGGACGCTCCCGCGCCGGAACTGGAAGCTACGGCAGCCCCAGCCCCCGAAGTTACAACGCCGGACGAACAGTCAACAGAAGCATCCAAGACCTTCACTCAGGAAGAGTTGGACGCCGCTATTGGCAAACGCCTCGCAAGAGAACAACGTAAATGGGAACGCGAACAGGCGGCCCGAGCGGCGGAAGCCAATCGACCTCCTGCGGCAATGCCCTCCGCCGATCAGTTTAACTCTGTGGATGACTATGCAGACGCATTAGCCACCCGCAAAGCCGAAGAACTGCTTGCACGAAGGGACGCGCAGAAACAGCGCACTGAATTTGTCGAAGCCTACCATGACCGTGAAGAAGATGCTCGGAACAAGTATGACGACTTTGAACAGGTTGCATACAATCCAAACCTCCGCATCACGGACGTTATGGCAGAGACAATTCAGACTTCTGATGTTGGGCCGGATGTAGCTTATTTCCTTGGTTCCAACCCAAAAGAAGCTGATCGCATTGCTCGTTTGCCACCTATCTTGCAGGCAAAAGAAATTGGAAAGATCGAAGCTAGATTGGCTTCTGATCCGCCCGTAAAGAAATCTTCGAGCGCTCCTTCGCCGATTTCTCCGGTTACTGCAAGAGGCAGCGGGTCTCCCGCTTACGATACGACTGATCCACGCTCTGTTAAAGCTATGAGTACGTCAGATTGGATCGCAGCCGAACGGCAGCGCCAGATTAAGAAGCTAGAGGCGTCGAAATTCCGCTAACACAAACCTTGGAAGGTTGACCCAAAATGGCTAACTCAATTCTTACTATTGACATGATCACTCGGAAAGCTCTCGAAATCCTCGAGAACAATCTGGTGCTCTCCCGTAACGTAAACCGTCAGTACGACGACAGCTTTGCTGTTGAAGGTGCTAAGATCGGTTCGACCCTGCGTATCCGTTTGCCTGACCGCGCTCTCGTCACCGACGGCGCCGCCCTTCAGGTGCAGGATGACAACGAACAGTTCACCACTTTGACTGTTGCCACTCAGAAGCATATCGGCGTTAACTTCACATCCGCCGAATTGACAATGCAGTTGGATGACTTTGCAGAGCGTGTTCTGAAGCCTCGTGTTAGCCAGTTGGCCTCCTCTGTGGACGCTGACGTTGCTAACGCCTACAAGAACATCTACTCCACTGTCGGCACCCCCGGTTCGGTTCCTTCAACTTCTTTGGTTCTTTTGCAGGGCCAGCAGAAACTGAACGAATACGCCGTCCCAATGAACGACCGCTATGCTACCGTCAACCCAGCCGCTAACGCTGGTCTGGTCGAAGGCATGAAAGGTCTGTTCAACCCAGTTGATACCATTAGCCGCCAGTTCAAAAACGGCATGATGGGTCAGGGCGTCCTTGGCTACGACGAAATCAATATGTCGCAGTCAATTGCACAGCACACCACCGGTACGCGTTCAGCTACTGCTTCGCTGACCGTTGCAACAACCATCACAACTGAAGGCCAGTCCACCATCGCCATCAACGGCGACACGGGTTCTGCTACTTTTACACAAGGTGATGTGTTCACTGTTGCTGGTGTCTATGCCGTCAACCCACAGACCCGTCAGTCCACCGGTTCGTTGCAGCAGTTCGTTGTGACTTCGACCGTTGCAGCCTCGTCGGGTAACTGGGCTTCGATCAACGTCTCCCCAGCCATGTACACCCCAGCAAACGCTTTGGCCACCATCAACGCGTTCCCAGCTTCGGGCGCTGTCGTGACTGTGGTTGGTGCAGCAAGCACTCAGTACCCACAGAACCTGATCTACCAGAAGAACGCTATCACTCTCGGCACCGCCGATCTTCTGCTGCCACAGGGTGTGGATATGGCTTCGCGTCAGGTTCATAACGGCATTTCGATGCGTATTGTTCGCCAGTACGACATCAACAATGACCGTATGCCTTGCCGTATTGACGTACTGTACGGCTACTCCGTGATCCGCGCACCAATGGCCGTTCGTCTTTGGGGCTAATCCATAATTGGCGCGGGGTAATACCCGCGCCTCACCCTTTCAATCCTTCTAGGAGTAAATATCATGGCTCTTCCTAATGGCGCTGGTGGTTACCAGCTCGGTGACGGCAACGTAGCTGAAGTGCAAATCCGCACTCAGGCTACTCCTGCGACTGCCACCGCTACCGCAACTCTGACCGCTGCCCAGTTGGCAAACGGCATTATCCTTGGCTCCCCCGGCACATCCGCTGCTTCCTACACTCTGCCCACCGTGGCTGATCTGGAAGTTTTGGTGTCGTCTGCCAAAGTTAATAGCTGCTTTGATTTCTCGGTTATTAACGTCAACGGTTCTAGCTCCGGCGTTATCACGCTGGTTACCAACACGGGCTGGACCCTTGTTGGCTTGATGACTGTCGTTGCCACCGCTGGCACCGCACAGATTTTCCGCGCTGTTAAAACCGGCGACGGTTCTTGGTCTCTCTACCGTATCGGCTAATCCTCCCCAACTTGCCCCGCGCTTCGGTGCGGGGCATTTTTCAAAGGTGTTAAATGCACATTTACCTTCGCCATCCAGACCACGGCACTAAAGTTGCTATCTCTGATGCTGAAGCAGATGACGATGAGAAGAACGGTTGGTTTCGTTTTGACGTTGACAAACCCAATGAACCCAACGATAATCAGCCATCCAATGACCTTGAGACGCGCCGCCGTCGCAAGCAATCTTCGTAAGGATTAGCATGACAACGGCTGGCGAGCAGATTAACGGTGCACTACGCTTAATCGGCCAACTTGCCGAAGGCGAAACGCCGTCTGCTGCCACATCCCAAGACGCGTTGTCGGCCCTTAACCAAATGATCGACTCTTGGAACACCGAACGTCTTTCGGTGTTTTCCACACAAGACCAAGTGTTTTCGTGGCCGCCCAATGTGTTGAACCGCACGCTTGGCCCTAGCGGCAATTTTGTGGGCAACCGCCCAATTTTGCTGGATGACTCTACATATTTTATCGACCCTGCTTCGGGCATTTCCTACGGCATCAAGATCATCAACCAGCAGCAGTATGACGGCATTGCGGTTAAGACCGTAACCAGCACATACCCGCAGGTGATCTGGATCAATATGGACTACCCAAACATCGACATGTATGTCTACCCCAAGCCTACCAAAGTGCTTGAATGGCATTTCATTTCGGTTGAGGAACTAACCCAGCCCGCGACGTTGACGACTACGTTGTCATTCCCGCCGGGCTATCTTCGGGCGTTCAGGTACAATCTGGCTTGCGAAATCGCCGCCGAGTTTGGTGTCGAACCGTCCCCGCAAGTCAAACGCATTGCTATGTCCGCCAAACGCAACTTGAAGCGCATCAACAACCCTGACGACGTTATGAGCATCCCATACGCTATCGTCAGCACCCGCCAGCGGTTCAACATTTTCGCAGGGAACTTCTAATATGGCCAACGTTGCAATTTCCGCTTTGCCTGCCGCTACCGCCGCCGCGTCAACGGACGTGCTGCCTATTGTGCAAGGCGGCACAACCAAAAAACTTACCAACGCGTTGTTGTTTACCTCACCTGTTATTGTAACGGGCACAACGGCTACCACACCTACGGCGGCCTATTCGCTGGTTAACAAACAATATGTAGACGCCGCGATTAATGGGCTAGTTGCTCAAATACCGTGCGATTATGGAAGCACGGTAGCGTTAACTGCCACATACGCTAACGGCTCTTCCGGCGTGGGTGCCACGCTTACGGCTTCGGCTAACGGCGTGTTTACCGTTGATGGCGCCACGCCAGCGGCTACCCAGCGTATTCTTATTAAAGATCAAACCGTTGCGGCACAAAACGGCGTGTACACGGTTACTAGCGCGGGGTCAGTAAGCACCGCATGGGTGCTAACCCGCGCTACTGATTATGATCTGTCGGCTGAGATGAACGCAGGCGATGGTTTTTATATTGAATTAGGGTCTACTTTAACCAACACGTTGTGGGTGCAAACAACCCCCGCGCCTATTGTAGTGGGTACCGATAGCCTTGTGTTCACGCAATTTGCCAATGCGTCTTTTGCTAAACCCATCATCGCTGCGATGATTTTCGGAGGTAGTTTCTAATGACCGCGCCCAATCAAGCTAACCCTAAATCCATCGTAGGCAAAGTCGCCGTGCTGGCCGTTCCTGTGTCGGCTACGGCCATTGTTTCAAACGCTGCGGCGTCTAACACTCTTGTAAAAGTGAACGCGCTTTATGTGGGTAACGTAGACACCACCACGTCCTACAAATTGACCGTTGATGTTTATCGTTCGTCCACGGCGTATCGCATGGCGTATCAGGTTATCATTCCGCCTAACGCGGGGCTTGATGTTATTTCTAAATACATCAACCTTGAAGAAGGCGACAGTTTGCGACTGACTGCCGACACTGTGTCTAAACTTGAAGCCGTAGCGTCTTATGAGGTCATCAGCTAATGTCAACACGCTCGAATGGTGGTATTTATGGGCCGCAAAACCGCTCGACACCAGCCCAAGCGAGCGGCATGTGGCATTTGTATGATGAACAACAATCGGTATACGCCCGAAATTGGTATGGGCTGTCGCCAACTGTTCCAAGCCCTTTGGCTGTAGGTACTGTTACCCTATCTGGGTTAACGGCTACTATCCCATACACTCTTGGGTATAACGGCGGCTCAACCATTACTAAAGTTACGGCGGTGTCGGTCCCCGGTGGTTTAATTGGCACCGTTACGGGCTCACCACCTTCGGCCTCCATAACTGTGTCCGGTTTGTCTCCCTCCACAACGTATACATTTTTTGTATATGCAACTAACGCAATCGGAGACGGCCCCGGCGCCAGCTCTAACCCAGTAACGACTGGTGCAGTAGTAACTGTAACCTATCTTGTTGTTGCGGGCGGTGGTGGCGGCGCGGGCGACAACGGCGGCGGTGGCGGTGCGGGGGGCTATTTAACAGGCACTTTGTCTCTTAACGGCGGGGTAACTTATACTGCTACCGTTGGGGCAGGCGGTACAGGTGGATCGGCGGCACGCCCGTCAACTGGAATGACGGCAGGCGTTAACTCCGTATTTAGTTCTGTTACTTCTACTGGGGGGGGAACATCAACGGGTTATACTGGGCTAGCAACTGTCGGTGGTTCCGGAGGATCGGGTGGCGGTGCTGGTGCGTCTTCAGCAGCATTAGGGTCTACTGGTGGGACAGGCGTTTCAGGGCAAGGGAATAACGGGGGCCAATCTTACAGCGGGGCTTCATCAGTTGCTGGTGGCGCGGGTGGCGGTGCGGGTGCTGTTGGCGGTAGTGCTATAGATAATCAACCCAATGGCGGCATAGGGGGCGTTGGTTTACAATCTAGTATAACTGGAACATCTACCTATTATGCTGGCGGTGGCGGCGGGTCCGGCTACTTACTTGGTGGTAGCAATGCAAGGGCTGCGGGCGGTTTAGGCGGCGGTGGGTTAGGCGGCGTTGGCGCATCACTTCCATCTACTGCGGGGACAGTTAACACTGGCGGTGGTGGTGGCGCGGGCGGGTACGGAAGCGGGGGTGGAGAAGGACTGTCGCAAGCCGGATCAGCGGGTGGTTCTGGAATTGTTATTTTGTCGGTTCCAACATCTTCTTACAGCGGAACCACAACAGGATCGCCGACAATCACTACAAGCGGCTCCAACACAATTATTAAATTTACCGGTAACGGTACATACACGGCGTAAGGTGGGACATGGCACATTTTGCAAAGCTGGATGATCAAAGCATTGTTATTGACGTTAATGTCGTCAATAACGAAACCGTTGATAATTCACCGTTTCCAGAAAGCGAAACCGTTGGTGTTGCGTTTTTGACGGATTGGTCTGGTGGGTATACCAACTGGAAGCAAACCTCATATAATGGCAATTTCCGTAAGAACTACGCTGGAATTGGCTACACATATGATGCCGTGCTTGACGCGTTTATCGCCCCAAAGCCATACCCTAGTTGGTTGCTAGACACCAACACATGCCAATGGCAATCGCCTATCCCGTATCCGGCGGACGAAAAACGTTACCAATGGGATGAAGAAACCCAGTCATGGGTTGAGGTAGCGGTAAGCTAATGAAAACCCCTATCCTTGGCCAGAGCTACGTTGCCCGCAGCGTTAACGCTGCTGACAGCCGCATGGTCAATTTATTTCCGGAAACCATTCCCGGCGAAGGGCAAACATCGGGGTTTCTTAACCGCGCACCGGGGCTGCGGTTGTTGCTAACAGTTGGCACCGGCCCTATCCGCGGGCTATGGTCTTATGGTGGTTACGCCTATGCCGTGTCTGGCACGCAAGTCTATAAGATCACTACGGCATGGACCGCAACGTTAATTGGTA